CAGCTTGTCATCGAAGGCGAACTTGAGGTCTGAATAGGGAATGCCTGTAGTCTGATTGAACTGGATAGGTGCAACGCCTAGAGATCCCACTACATCGGATCGATCCTTAAATTCAGCTGTGCCGTCTGTGCGAATGAAGAATGCACCTTGCTCGGTAAACTCTGCCACCTGTAGAGCTGAGAGACTTGAGCGAGTAGTGGCTGGATCGGCTTGGCAAGTAGTTGATCCTGTGTCAATAATTCTCATGCTAGTAGGGAATGAGACTTGATCGAGAATCTTGCCTACGCGAGTGCCAGTAGTCTGGCCAGCACCTGAGTCTGCAATTGTTGAGACGTTAGCCATAGCGAATAAGCGGAATGCATCCGAGCAGACGATATCGACGTATCCCGTCTCCTGTCCCTGCGGATAATAATAACGATAGTCTTGAACATAACCAGAGAATAAGAATGCTTGCGTGGTTGCAGTAGTAGCAGCCACGCGGATCTTGCGTAGTGGAGTGAGATAGCCGAAGTAGGGACTAGAAGTATTTTGAGGGTTAAAGTAAGAGTCAGGATCTAAGACTCGAACTGTGCAACTGCCAGCCTCATAAGTATCGCGCATGATATTGCGCCCACGTCGGATCGTGATCTGTCGAGTAACATCGCTGAGATCAATGACGGGTTCTGGGATCTCCGAACTTGCGAAGGTGCTGACTCCAATAACGCCATATTTTGGATCGCCAATAGTAAACGGGTAGCCGAATGTAGCACCTTGGCTAAAGTCGAACGATACCGAGATGGTCGCTGGAAGACTCATCCTGAGTCCGGCACAGTCGCGAATCTGCCAATGCGATTAACGCTGACGAACGATCCTGATAGAGATTGATTATTCTGTTGCTGAGTAATAATTGCCGCTACATCTTCGCCTGCAACTTTAACTTCTACATTGACGACAGGCGCTGGCGGAGTATAAGCCGTAGCACCCGATCCATCTTGAACGCCTTTTAGAAACTCTGGAGTCATGAAACTCGGAGGCGTAAAATTAGGAACTGGAGTACCCAGCATGTTGCCACCAAAATCAAGCTTAGGGATCTTCCAATCCTCGAAAGGATTCCTAGTCTTAGGCAGATTCCGAAGCATCTCTTCTAATTCTTTTTGTTTCTTAATAGCAGCGTCTAATTGGTCTGCTAATTTTTTTGCAGCTACATCGTTGCCTTCTAAGATTGCCTTCTGTAGAAGTAGAGATAACTTATCGGTCTCGCTAATCTTGCCCTTAAGCGCTGCCTCAATACCAATAGCCGCTAGGTTAAGAGTCTTTGATGCCTTATCTAGTGCAGCCTTCTTCTTGGCTTCGCCTAGGGCTTTAGTCTGCGCTGCGGCTAGTAGTTTAGCGCGCTTAAGTGCATCGGCTTCTGCCTTTTTACGAGCCGCAATCTGTGCAGCCGTCTCATAGATACCAATAGGCTGAGATCCTGAGTAGCCCATAGTTGGAGCATTGCGCTTAAACTTGGCTGCCTTCTCCGCTGCCTCAATGGCGGCTAGAGCATTCTTCTCATAATCATCAAATGGGTTGAAGCTAGCAAGGATTGCTCGATCACTAGTTAGGACGTACAACTTCTTAAATCCGAATACTACGGCTGAGACAGTATCTGCAATCTTGATTGCAAGTGCATCGATCTGGCTAACGAATTTTGTAGTATCTCCAGCGGCAAAGACTGACACGAGAGACTCAACTAGCGCACCGCCGATCTTTTCGCTTGCTTCGCCTGCCGCTGTAGAGATGAGCTGTAACTTGCCAGCGTAAGTTGTAAGGTACTCGGCATTGGCTCCAGAGAACTGCTTATTAAGTCGTTCCTGCACGTCTGCGAACTTCATACCCTTAAGCTCTGCAACGCTTAAACCTAGGTTGTACTTTCTAAGGCCTCGAGTCTGCCCCACGTAGGCCGCGGTCAAATCTGAAACTACAGTCTCGTAGTCCACGCCAGAGCCAGCGCTTATATCTGTCGCCTGCGCCAGAAGTTCTTGAGCCTTAGTAACTGATCCAGTAGTCTGCAATAGTTTCTGCATCGATGGGCGAAGCTGATCATCTGTAACGCCTGACATGGCAGACAGTTCAGAGATGTAACGCTCGATGCGTGGGGTCTCAAATCCTAAACCTAAGTTCTTGACTGCAATAGATAGCCGATTCGCAGCTTTCTCATCTGCAATAAAGGCCTTTGCGGCATTCTTGCCGAAGTTGATGATGGCGGCAGTTGATAGACCAATACCGGCAGCGCCTGCTAGTTTCTTAAAATTCTTAGTAAGACCCTTGACGCTATTATCAACATCCTTGAAGGCTTTCTTGCCTTTGTTTTCGACAATTATCGGGATTCTTAATTCAGCCATTAGTTGCTCCCATTAAACTTATTGGCAGCCTTTTCAAGCGCCTTGATTACTCCGAGTTTGGCCTTGCCTTCGTCTTCTTTGTAAGCCTTAAACAAGGCGCGGCCTGACATCTTGCCGCTGCCTTCTAGTGGTTTAGGCAGAACCGACACGAACTTCCCCTTAGACTTACGGCCAGCCCAGTCGTAAATGACTGCAGCTGCTCGCTTGCTATGAATTGAAACGGTAGAAGACCATCCTTGAGCGTTAGGCTTAGTCGGTGTTAATTTATAGCCTACACCTCGACGTGCTTCGCTTGCATCGTACATTGGGAAGGTTGCGGTCTTTACTTCGTGTTTAACAAATCCAGAAGGCATTTGATCATTAGATGGTAGATACCCCTTAGCCTTTTTTACCAAGGGCTTTAGGAATCCGACTATCTCATCGCGTGTTGCTTTGTCAAGATCAGGCGAAAACTTCTTCAGAGCCTTGCGCAAATCATTAGCGCCTTTTAGCTCTGTAGGCATCCGCTTGCTCCTTTGCTCTATCCTTCAACGCTGTCAATAACATCTGCAACATCGATGGATCTAAATCGATTAAATCTTGTGGAGGGATAGCCGTCTCAATGCTCAATCGAGCTATGAGATAGTGGATGCTATCCCTGCCTAGGCCAAAGGGTCAGACTCTGCAACCTCGACACTCTTTAGAGTTTCGAGAAAGTCCACGCCGAATGGCTTGACTGTGACTCCACTTAGTCGAAGGCCTTCATGAGAAAGGGCATAGACATCCGATTGCTTTTCATCATCGCGGAACGCTTTGTGAAATCCCTTTTTAGCATAAGTTTCGAACCAGTATTCTAATCGAGGTGTGATTTCGATATGGTGTACTGATCCATCTACCATCGTGACTATTAACTTTGCCATGCTGTGCCCCTTTGTTTAGATTCTTAGAATGTACCTGTTGTGGCAACTACTGTAGTGCCTGAGACGTTAAATGTCAGGCTCTGGACACCTAGGTCAGCGACGCTGCCTGCAATGTCTGTAGTTGAGTTGATCAAGCAGGTCATGGTATAGAGAGGGTTAGTCGCAGATACTGCGGTTCCCTTTTCTTGAAGTAGAACTACTGTGACGTTAGTTCCCCATGCAGCTTGCAAAGTCTGAAGGACGTTAGCTGTTGCTGTGTCATTCAGGAAGTCAATTGTGACAGATGATGCCTCAAGACCCTTGACGAACTTGTGTCCGCCATCGCCCATTGCAGTTACTTCAAGTTCATCAAAACTGCGGTTAAGTGTTACTGCGGTAACGTGATCTGAGAGATCGACAGAGTTAACCTTCACGCCGACCTTATTGTTTAGAAATACAGCCATGAGATTATTCCTCGTCTTTCTTAGTAGTTACTGGCTTAGGTGTTGATGGTGCTACCTGCCCGATCTTGATCAGGAAGGCTTCTTGCTCTTTTTCCCACTCGGACATTTTAGCTCCAACTCGTTAGGACTGAGATATTGATATTGCATGTAAGTAGATCACCTGAAGCGGCATTAAGTACGGCTGGAGCCGATACTTCTGTGACGTTGTAGGTGTAGGCAGATGCAGCGAGCAGGTTAAAAACCCGGACGATGTTATCTTCCATCCCGTTAAGGTTGCCTTCATTGTCGAGCAAGGGAACCATGACGGAAATTACGAAGTTCGCCATAGGCGAGATCGATGCATGCCAGCCGTTAGACGGCGAGATGTAAGGATCTGCTGGCGCTACGATCACACTATTTGCGATCGGTGTTGCAGGTGGGAATGAGAAAACTGAATACTTTGTATTGTCAGTAAGTGCTGAGGCTATGCCTGCGCGAAGTGTTGAGATGGCGGCCATTAGCCCACCATCGATCTCGGATCAAGATAAGGCGCTAGCAAGCCACGAACGCGTGCAAGGAGCGTATTGCCCATTCGATAAGGCGAAGGCTGATAGCCATCAATGGTGACTCCGCCTGAAGATGGGGCTTGGCGAGACTGCCAGATGTCGATTGAGATCATAAGAGATGCTTCTTGAATTGCTGGGATCGTTGAATAATCTGCATAAGTCTCAGCTGCTGCGATGCCATAAGGCTCGACTGTGTGACGTGGATTATCCTGAGTG